TAAAAGACGGAGATGGGTCAAGTTTATTATTTGTAGGTGATGATGGAAATATAGGCATAGGAACTACTGCTACTTCTCTCGCAAGATTAAATGTATATGATACAACCGCAGGTCAAGGTGCGTCAAGGGTTGTAGACATTTCTAATAGTGTTGATGCAAATATTAATATGTTTGTAAGTCAATCAGGTGCATCTACAAAGTATGCAGAAATTGCTTCTTTTAGTACAATACCGTTAGTTTTAAATAATACAAGTGGTAGTAGTGTGGCGATAGGAACAACTACTCCCAATTCAAATGTAAAATTAGAAGTCAATGGAATTATAAGTGCAAATGGAGACAATAGCCCAACAGGGGGTGGTTTAGGTATTGGAGATTTTCAAAGTGGCGGTTATAAATGGATTCAATCATTTGAATCACAACCTTTAAGAATAAATCCACTAGGCAATAATGTATTATTTCCATCCTCAAATGTAGGAATCGGACTGACTTCTCCTTCTGAAATTTTCCAAACTAATAAAAATAGCGCAGGAAATGTAGTTGGTGGATATTTTACAAACTCACAAGCAAACACTGGTGCTGAACAAGTAAGTTTAGCATTTGGATTGAATAGAAGTGGTGGGGATTTTGTAAGACAAGTAAAAGCAATAACATTTGGCGCAGAGCAGCAATGGACAGGGACACCAAGTACAGTTGATGGGTTTTTATCATTTAGTACAATTGAAAATGAAACTGTTGCAGAAAGAATGCGTATTAATAGTTCAGGGAATGTATTGCTTACAAGTAACGGAGATGCTACTCAATTACAAATAAAAAGAGCTAGTGCAAGTCAAGATAATGGTTTACAATTACAAGACCAAAACGGAAACAAACAAGCTATATTTAATCTAGAGGGTACTACTACAAATGATTTACAAATTGCATCAACTCAAAGTATAAAGTTTTTTACAAGTAGCGACTGTGCAAACCCACCTACAAGTCAAAGAATGATAATAAATGGAAGTGGTGATGTAGCAATAGGTAGTGGAGGTACTTCAAACTTATATCTTGGAAATGTAATAACAGCATCTTCAGCAAATAGAGGTATGAGATTACATACTAACAACGCTGATGCTTTCTTTGATTTTCAAGGTGGTACAGGTGATTCTTTATTTTTTAGAGATTATGACGGTTCAGGTGGTATTCATAACAGATTTTCTTTTAGACTTGACAATGGTAATTTTATTGCATCAGGTTCAGTAACACAAAACGGAAGCCCATCAGACATTAAATACAAAGAAAATATTAAAACAATATCTAATGGTATTGACAAAATAGAAAAATTAAATCCTGTTGAGTTTGACTGGAACGACAAATCAGATGCTCACAAAATAGGTAAAAAAGAAGATGCAGGGTTTATAGCACAAGAGGTGCAAAATGTTTTACCAAATCTTGTTAATGAAAATGTAGATGGTGACTTAGCATTAAATTATGAAGGTATAATACCTTATTTAGTGCAATCAATACAAGAACTAAAAAAAGAGATAGAAATTTTAAAAAGTAAGTAATTATGGCAAAAACAAAAATAAGTTATAACTGGGTGATAAATGCTCTTGATGCAAAAATCAAACAAGACGAACACGATAACGTAATATACAATGTTCATTGGGGTTATTATGCTGACAAGGGGGATATATCTGTTAGTATGATAGGAACTCATAGTGTTGTATATGACAAAGATAATTTTATCGAATATGATAAGTTGAAAAAGTCTGATGTCATTGAATGGTTAGAAGCTGGTTTGGATGTTGACTCCATGCAAACCAATTTATCAGGTCAAATTGATGTGTTAGAAAATCCAACAGACATAGTTTTAAGACCATCTTGGTAAAATGAATATTGATTACAATTGCGATATAATAAAAGTCAATTACGTGCTTGTTGAAGACCAATTATATTATGTCATTAAAAATATAGAATATAATTATATTGGTACGGAAAAGACAACACAAACAAAGTTTGAGATTCCAGGCAATGTAGATTTGCTAAAACCAAATCCAAAAAGTTTTATAACAAAAGAAGATGTAAAAAAACAGGATTACATTGATTGGATGGTTGCAGCTGGTTTGTCATTTGATTATCTAAACGAAATAATTAAATACGAAATTTATCGTATTGTTGCAAATAATTAGTATTTTTAAAAAAATTTTTATTATGCAATTAAACGAAAAACAAGTAAACCAAATTGTTTCATTATTGAATGAACTACCAATAAAACAAATGCCAATAGCTGAAGCTATTGTAAAAATTATGTCGCCAAATCAGGATGCAAAAACTCAAGAAACTAAAGACGAAAAGCCAGAGGCAAAAAAAAAATAGCTAAATATTAATTTCGTATATTTGATTATTAATTTATAATTTATAAGGAATGGCTACGACATCAATTTTTAACGGCTCAATTTTAGTTTTAAAGTATGACGGTGGTATAATCGGTCACACAACTTCATGTTCAATAAGTTTGTCAACGGACACTCCAGAGGCTACTTCAAAAGACTCATCAGGGTTCACAGAATACATACCTGGCGTGATGTCTGGGGAAATAAGTTTTGAGGGTTTAATTAAATATTCAGATTCAACAAGTGTAATCACATTGACAGACGCTTTACTTGCTAGAAATACTGTGACAGCAATTTTTGGTACTACTGTGTCTGGAGACGCTGTTTATTCTGCGAGCTGTATTGTCAGTTCAATTGAACATTCAGCAGAGATGGAATCACCTGCAACATTTTCAGGTACTTTAACATTGACTGGTGCGATTACTAAATCGACAAATGCTTAATGAATAAAACTCTTAATGACTAAAAATAATAAACGAGGTTACGTTGATATAAATATTGGCGGCAAAACACGTACTTTACATTTTAGCATGAATTTTTGGGCATCATTCTGTGATGAGCTTGGTGTTTCAATCGAACAAATAGGCGAGTTGTTTCAAGCAGGTTTTTCTGTATCACAGTTAAGAGCTTTGATTTATTCTGGTATGTTAGCTTATGACAGCGAAAATGGTAATCCTGTAGATTATAATATTTATAAAGTTGGCATGTGGTTAGACGATTTGCCAGCTGATGAAATAGTCAAAGTAGTAAACACAATGACACAATCAAAAATTTTAGGAACAAGCCTTGATAATGAATTGCGTCAACCCGAAAAAAAAAACAATCCAAATCCAGCAACGAGAAAATAAATTTTGACTCACTGATGGATTATTTCATTGGCAGAGTTGGAATATCACCCGCAATGTTTTGGGTTAATACCTGGGCTGAAAACGCCCTTATGGCTGAGGCTTTTCATACAAAAGAAAACAAAGAATGGGAGCGTACAAGATTAATCTGCTCCATGGTCCATAATGTTAATTGTACTAAAAAAAGCCAAATGATAAAACCACAGGATATTGTGGCTTTGCCTATTGACCAATTAAAGAAAAGAAAATCATTAGAACCAAAAGGCGATTTAGAGATGCTAAAAAGAATTGAGGAAAAATTTAAAAATGCAAAATGGGTTCCAATAGACAAACTTTAATTTCGTAAATTTACATAAATTCATATCATGGCTGAAAATAATTTACGGGTCAATATATTAGCTAATATCAAAGGTTTTGAGCAGCAAATGATGAAAGCTCAGAGCCGTTTGAAAAGCTTTGGTGAGTCAACAGCTAGAGTTGGTAAAAGCTTATCTATAGGCCTTACAGCTCCAATCACGATTGCAGGAACAGTGGCTGTAAATCAAGCTGTAAGGTTTGAAAAGTTAAGGACCACTTTGAATGTATTGACTGGTTCAGCTGATGAAGGTGCTAAAGCTTTTGAAAGGCTTGTTCAATTTTCAGCAACAACACCTTTTCAATTACCAGATTTAGTAGCTGTCAATAATACTTTGATGGGATTTGGATTAAGCGCTAATGATGCTTTTGTAAACTTACAAAGGTTAGGTGACATTGCTGGTATCACTGGCGGTGATTTAAACAACATTGCTATTGCTTTTGGACAAGCGGCAGCTGAGGGCCGTGTAATGACTAGAGACCTTAGGCAATTCATTAATAATGGTGTGCCTGTCATAAAAATATTAGCTGAGGAAATGGGTGTTGCTGAGGGTGAGATTATGGATTTAGCCTCTCAAGGACAAATAACTTTTGACATACTAGAGAAAGCTTTCACAAAAGCCACTGAAGCTGGCGGAACATTTGCAGGCGGTACTGAGGTATTGAGCCAAACTTTAGGCGGTTTACTATCAACACTTAAAGACAATGTAAATATTGCGCTGGCCGAATTTGGTCAGGCTATTGCTGAAGCTTTTAATTTGAGTGAAAATATTCCCAAAATATCAGCTTTTTTAAAAGACTTGACAGATAGATTCAGAGACTTATCACCAGCAACTCAAAAAACAATAATATTGTTTACAGCAGCTGTTGCTGGCATTGGACCATTGTTAATAATCATTGGTAAATTATCTATTGGTTTAGGAGCTGTTTTAAGCATACTACCAAAAGTCAGAATCGCTTTCGTGGCTCTGACGACAGCTATGAAGGCCAATCCATTTATATTGGTTGCGACAGCCATAGTTGGTGTTGTAACAGCTTTACAAAGAATGAAAAGAGCCACAGATGCGCAAAAACTTGAAGCATTCGGAGAAGACTTAAAAAAATTAACATTAGATGAAGCTGAGCAAAAACTTAAAAAACTAAATAAAACATTTGATGCTAATAAAAAAATTCTTGATGAAAACAATAAATTAGGATTTGCTAGAAGAAAATTTTTATTGGAAGATGCAAACGGTGTGCAAAGAAAAACAAATGAAATCAAAAAAGAAAATGAAGAAGCTGAAGCACAAATCGAATTACTTAAAGAATTTATAAAGCTCAAAAAAGAGGAAAAGACTGTTGTAGAAGAACCGCCAGCTAGTTCAACGGGCGGCACAGGTGGCGGTGACACAACCAGACGGCCAACGGTGGCCTCAGTATTCAGCGGAGAAACATCTGGTTTGACTACATTGACAAACCCACTAGAGGCGCTCACAGCAAATGTTTTAGACAGTAAAAGTAAACTAGCGCCAGCTGTTGATGAGATGCGTTTAAAAATGTTAAAATTAAAAGAAACAGCTGAGATGGTTGGTGTTGAAGCAGCAAATGCTTTTGGCCAAATGGGCGCTGACTTTGTGCAATCATTGGGCTTAGCAGATAGGGGTTTTGAGGGCTTTGTTAAAAACTTAGCTGGTACGATTACCAAACTTATATCAATGTTATTAGCAAACGCAATAGCAAATTCGATAGCGGGCGCTACAGCATCAGGAACAGCGACAGGACCAGCTGCAATATTTACAACACCAGCCTTTATAGCGACAGCTGTGTCTGGAGTCATGGCAGCATTTGCAGCAATACCCAAATTTGCTCTAGGTGGTTTAGTTTCAGCACCAACAATCGGGATGGTCGGTGAAGGCATAGGAACTAGCAGGTCAAATCCTGAAGTTATTGCGCCACTTAATAAATTACAAAATTTAATTAACACTGGCACGCAAAGGGTCGAAGTTGGTGGTAAATTCTCAATCAACGGCCAAGACCTTGTTTTGGTATTACAAAGAGCAAATTCAGAGCGAACAAGATTACTATAAAATGAGTTATGGTGTTAAATATCGTCTAAATTTCAGCGATGAATCAGGTGTTGCAAAAAAGCTTGAAATATGTAAAAAAAATTATTCAGGCTCAGTTATAGACATGATTGGTGGCGCAGAACCCGTTGTTGTAAAGTGGACAGCTGATGACGATGAATATTCGCCGATTATAGGCTCTGAATGTATTATTACACTAAAACAAACAGATTCAGTTACATACGAGGATTTTTTTGATGCTGATGAACGTGAATATTTAGTGAAAGTTTATTATCAATATGCAGGAACTGGAGCTGCTATTTGGAATTTAACACAAGTTGATTGGCAAGATGCTGATTTCAATTGGGAAAATACATCAAGCATTTTTCAGGCGTATTGGTCTGGTTTTATAGTAAATGATAATTATAGACAAGTTGTACAAACGACACCCTTTGAAATCAAACTAAAAGCATTAGACGGGCTGGGTTTATTAGATGCTTACGATATGGCATTGCCAGATACGGATGCTAGCACAGATGCACAAAATATATTTTATTATGTATATAAGGTTTTACAAAACACTGGATTATCTTTTCCAATATACTACTCGAATGATATAAGTTTCGCTGGCGCTAATTATCAAATCACAAATAATGACGGCAATAATATCGGTGTCAAATTTATAAATTATATTACTGACCGTCAGGAAACTGCAACAATAAATTCTGGAAGTTCGGCTGAGTTTGATTTTGTTGTTGTGCCAACTTTAGCAATAAGCGGAGCAAATAATATAAATAACGTTACCCAGACACAAGATTTTTTTGTGCCAGCCTATAGAGCTTTAGAAACTGTTTTTCCTGATGTTGAAAACATGTATAAGCCAGGCGATTTATTTAATGACGCAAAAACACAATTAAGCAACATATTAAAATCAATAAATTCAAGAATTTTTCAATCAAGAAATCGTTGGTATATAATTAGCAATTCAAGCTATTCTAATCAATCTCTAAAAGATAGTATAGCTACATCAGCAGCAAGCGGCACGATACCATCAAACATAAGACAATCAGAGCAGACAGCTTTAGAAAATAACGGAACAGAAAACGTGCAATTTGTTACTTTCAGTGAGGCTGGTATTTTTAGCGGCATAGTTCTAGAAAACGTTTTATATGAGATAAAAACAGATTTACAAAACATAGGCGTTGACATGGTTAAGGAACAAAGAAAACCAATCAAAAGGTTAAGTCTTGAAATGAATCAAGAAAATGAAAAAAGAATTATTTTTTCACCTAATAATTCATTTGAGTTCACTCCGTCAGGCAACCCAAGCTTTGGCTATACATTTGCAAGCGGCTCAATCGGTGCTTTTCCAATTGTAAAACAAGGGAATCAGTCTTATCGTAGTAATTCAAAAGAAAATGTTGATAATACAAATACACAACTACTAATAACAAATACCAATATTCACCAAGCTAATACAAAAACCGCATTGCCAAACATATTGCGATTCAGTTATTTTATGGACATTGACGACAATTTCACTGTCGATAATGACGACCCTAATTTACCTGGACCGCCTTTATTTGGTGATTTTTTCTTTTTGACATTATCATATCAATTTTATTTTACAGTCAATTCAAACACATATTATTACAGGCAGATTGACAATACTTTTGTTAAAAATACCGAAATAAATAACACATTCGGCTCACCAGAACCAGACCTAAATCGATGGATTACCATTGAAAAAGGTTTGCCTACTGACTTAGATGACATACTAGATGCAGCTGATAAAAATAAAAATTGTACTTTGTTTTTTAGGCTTAATAAACCCTCTACAAATGTAGTCACTGGTTATAACTTTTTATATGTTGACGATATATATTTTGCTTTTGAGCCAGAACAAGACGCAAATTCAATAGTCTTTGAGCGAGAGGTTGCTGACACGTTTACAGGCATTAGAGAATTTAAATTTGACTATACAGGACATAACACAGCTGCTGCGTATTTTAGGCCAAGAGACAACAATCCATCAACATACAAAAGATTAAATGAGATTACATCACAGCAAATGCTAAACGATAATAGAGCCAATGTGACACGGTTTGAAGGCACATTCAGAAATATAAAAAGCAACGGCAACCCGCTTGGTTTTGAGTCAAAAATTTTTGTAGATTACAACACACAGCCAAGTAATTTTGCGCCAGTTTCAGGCATCATTGACCAAATGGAATATGCCGTAAAATCCAATCGTTACAAGCTAAATTTTAGGCTGCCCAATCAAGATAATGACAAGGCAAACACGCTTGTAATTAAAGAAATTTAAGGGTTTTTTTATTAAATCAAACATCAAATTTAAAGCTATTTAGAGGCGATTTGCGAGACAAAGTATGCTCTAGAGTATATATACATTAGATTTTATAGATGTGCGATTAAACGCAATTTTCCTTCGGTAGATTTTTTATGATTTTTGTAAATATTTTTTAAACGCAAAACTGTACATTTTAAAGTGTTTTTTTAATAAATTAGGTTTTTTAAATATTTATTTTTAGTTTTGATTTTTAAAATTTTTAAATATGAATATACACGAAAAATTATCAGAATTTGCAACAACTAAATGGTCAAAAGTTGACGCTGAGACAAGCGACATTTTTTTCAATTTTGGTTGTGAGCAATACAAGAAAATTGATTTTGCAACAAGCGATTTGTCAAAACAACAAGTTGATTTAATATTGCTTGACGATGCAAAAAATTTCTTAGAAATAGTATGTCGGGATTATCAGCCTGAAGATTTAGTACATGATTTTAATTTAAGACTTTAAATTTTTAATATGTTCAAAATATACTTTAAGAATGAAATGAAACGCCTTGGCTTTAAGCTGGGTGACATTTGCGATTTGTTAGATATGTCAAGACCGACATTGAATACAAGATTGGAAAACCCAAAAACTTTTCAAGTTGGCGAAATAGATAAATTGAAACAAAACAATTTTGTTTTGCCAATAGAAATTATAGACAATAAATTATGAACAAAAAGAAATCAACCTTTGAAATTTTAAATTCAATTGATGTCAGTAAAAGTGTTGAAGTCAAGGGCAGATTAAAATATCTGTCGTGGGCTGATGCCTGGACAATGACATCGTTTAAGTTTCCTGACGTTACATACTGTGTTGTCAAAATGGGTGAACTTAATTATCATCATGACGGCAAAACTGCTTGGGTCGAAACTGAAGTTACACTCAATGGTAAGACTCTGCCCGAAATGTTAGCCGTTATGGATAATTATAATAAATCCATACCGCTTGAAAAAATAACATCAACACATGTTGCTAAAAGCATAAAAAGATGTTTAGCAAAAAATCTAGCCTTACACGGATTAGGTTTGTCTTTATGGTCAAAAACAGATTTAGATTTTGACGATAATACAAGCTCGCCTATGGCAGATGAAAGCAAAGGTGAATTATTGACAGCTGACCAGTTGTCTCAGGTTTTATCTTCAAATAAAAAACAAGCAAAATTAACATTGGATTTAGGATATGGAAGTCCTGAACAAATCAAACAAATTAAAAATAAATTTCAATTATAATATGGATTCAGATAAAAAACCTATATACGTTGGCAGTGGAAAAATAGTAAACGGCCAATACGGACCATTTAGAAATGCAACTTTGAATTTAGACAAAGCGAAAGCACACATTTATAAATGCAAATTCACTAATGCTAATTTATTAAACTTGGTAATTAGTGATAAAAAAGAAACAGACCAATTTGGAAAAAATGTGTCTGTTGCTATTAATGAATATAAGCCTGAAATACAGGAAGACAAAGGGCAAATCGTTGATGACTTGCCGTTTGACGTTAATTAATAAAACTAATACACGGCTGGGCAAATGTGATTCGCTCTGTTATACGTCATAATTATAATGCTTGGCCGTGTTTTATATATATGTCAATAAATATAAAAACCAAAATTAAAGAGCCTGCTACGGCTAGAGAGTCAAGAGAGCGTGAAGCATATCTTGTTGTAAAACATTTAAGGGATGTAAACAAAAAACAAAAAGCAAAATTCAGCGAAAAAATAAAACAGCTTGAAAAACAAGTTGAAGACTTAAAAATTATGTGTCGTTTGCTTAGAAGTAAAAATAAAGTTATTGATGCAAGAAATAAAAATTGAACTAAAAAAATCCTGCCAGGATTCAAACAGTGATTATCACAGTCATAAAAGTATTTCTGCGTCAGGTCTAAAAACAATATCAAAGTACAGTCCAAGTTACCACGCTAATAAAGTCTTTGAGACAAATAAAAATTTAGAACTTGGTTCTGCTATACATACTGCAATATTAGAACCAAAAAAATTTGATTATGAATTTTATATTTTGCCAGAAATAAATTTAAGAACTAAAGCAGGAAAAGCTGAAAAGCTAGAACACGAAAAACTTGCAGATGGTAAAATACTACTCACTAAAAGTGACATTGAATTGGTCGAAAAAATATATGAGGCTTTTCATAAAAACAAAGAAGCTGCTGAACTGTTAAATAATAAAATTGAGATTTCACATTATGGTAAAATTAATGGTGTTGATGTTAGATGCAGGCCTGATATTTTAGGATTTGATTTTGTTGCTGATATTAAAAGTTGCCAGGACGCAAGTCCAGCTGAGTTTTCAAGAGCTTGCAAAAATTGGCGCTGGTATTTGCAGGCAGTTTTTTACAGTGATTTTTTAAAAAGACCAGCAGAAAATTTTAAATTTATTGCTATAAGTAAAACCGCAAACCCGCAAGTTAGAGTTTATGGATTGAAAAATAGAAATATTGACCTAGGCAGGTGGCAATGGCAGGAAGCGTTAAAACGATGGGATTTTTATAATAAGACAGGTATTTGTCCTGGTGAATTTTGGGGTGATTATAGAGATAATTTAAAACTGATATGACATTAGAGGAAAAAATTATAAAATTATATTTATTAGATAAATATAAATTTAAGACTGACATCAGTAAGTTTTTGAAAATAAGTCAAGCTTACGTTGTTGAAGTAATCAAAAAATTTAACGAAAACACACACATGTCAGATGACTTAGGAATATGTCAATCGACCAAGTACCCACATGTATTTTATTTATTTAGCCCTAGTGGTCAAGAAAAAACCTTATTTTTGTTAGACAACGAGGTTTATTCAGAGTCACCATTGACGCTAACTGAAAAAAATTTTATCGAAAACAACATTGGGTATGGCGTTCGCAAAAACAAAGAATCATTATTTCAGCTACTTAGGCAAAGAGGATATAATGCAAAACAAATTGATGAGTTATATTGATAATCAATACCCAGCTGCAATATGTACGCACATACCAAATGAAGGCAAGCGTTCACCTTTTGAACAATATAAAATGAAGATGTGCGGCACAAAACCTGGTGTTCCCGATATAATGATTTTCACACCAAACAAAACATATAACGGTTTAGCTTTGGAGCTAAAAACTGGGTATAATAAACCAACAGAAAACCAAAAAAAATGGCTACAATATTTAAAAGATTGTGGCTGGTGGGCTGATTGGTCAAACGATTTTGAATATTGTAAAACAAAAATTGATGAATATTTTGCCGATGCACTCAAATAGAGATATTTATTGGAATGAAAAAATACAAAAAGTTAGATGGACAAACACGCCGTCTTATGATGTTGATTTCAAATACATTGGCAGCTGTACACAGACAGAGCTTGAACTGTTAATCGAAAAGCTGTTTGAGCTTTATGAAGATAAACATATTAGCACAGAGATGTTTGTTCGTATATTTTCAGGATTCAGAAATTTTTGTGACAATCTTAACCAAGTTGTAAATGACGAAAATTTATAAACCACCTAGCTTTGACAATCAAATTGTTGTGCCAAAAGAAATTTTCACAACACAAATATCATTAGCCGCACTTGGATTTTATTGTTGGTTGTTTACACAAAAAGCAAATGTGCCAATAACGTTTGAAAAAATAAAAAAAGACTTAGGGGTATCAGACCACACAATACGAAAACAAATAAAAGAGCTTGAATCACTTAAATTTTTATTACGGATTCCTGTGAGAAATTCTGGCAAATTTGGCGGATATAATTATTTCATCAGTGATGTCACCATGTTAAAAAAACCGCATACGGTAAAACGCACACGGTCGGCTGCTTATACTAATATTAATACTAATAATACTAATACTAGTATAATATATAATAATAATAATAATAATACCGACAAAAATAAAAACGATAAAATACGGGCAGAAATAGAAAAAAACATAAAACATTTTCTGGCATTATTTCCAGAAAAATATCAACCGAAAAAAAAGTCTGAATTACAAAGCTGGATTGATTGTATGTATAAGCTAATGACTAAAGAGAATTATAAAATGCGACAGATTTATAATATTATAAAAACAATTCGTTCAGATAAATTTTGGTCTGTTAATTTTTTGACACTTCTCAAATTAAGAAAAAAAAATAAAGACGGAATTAAATATATAGATTTTTTCAATGAAATATGTAATGCAAAAAAACCAGACGGATATTGGAAAGTAAAAAGCTTACAAACTTATTTTATATATGAACAGAATAATACAAAAATGTTAGGCGCTATTGCAAATGATTTAAGACTGAGTGAATACAACTTGAAAAACATACTGACTGACGAACAAATCAATAATATCAAACAATATGTCCAGGCTAATTAGAGACTCAAATAAAGCAAAACAAGGGATTGATTTTTACGGTTTAGAAAATGGGCCAATGCATCCAAGCGATATTGATGCTGTTTTAGAATACGACAACAAGGCTGTGATATTTATTGAACTAAAAAAAATTAACAATGATATACCACTTGGTCAAAGATTATTATTAGAGCGTTTGACAGATTCATGGCATACAAAAAAAGCAATCACAATCAAAGCTGTGCATAATTATAATTTTGATGACGATGTGCCACTTTATAAATGTGATGTTGAAAAATTTTATGTTGGTGGCAAGTGGATAAATCACAAAGAAAATCTAAAAATATTCTTAAACAAACTTGGAATTAAATGGAAAATTGGTAAATTATATTTTAAATGAACGAATACTATAATCTTGGAATTGACGTCAAGGGTCGTAAGTCTGGTCAATTCAAAACAAAATGTCCACAATGTTACAGGACACGTAAAAAGAAAAACGACCCCTCACTTAGTGTTGATATTGACAGAGGTCTTTACAATTGCCATCATTGCGGTTTCAAAGGCTCTGTGAAATTTCAACAAAAAAAAGATTACGTTTTGCCAAGGCAATCTCAATCCAAGTTGAGTGATGCTGTTATTAAATGGTTTGCAAATCGTAACATTACAGAGTCAACATTAAAAAGCTGGCGGATTACCGAGTCAACAACATTTTTTCCGCAAATAAACAAAAGGCGTAGGGCCATCAATTTTAATTATTATAGAAACAAACAGCTTATAAATGTTAAATATAGAGACGGTAAAAAGAATTTTAAAATGTCAAAAGGTGCTGAGTTGATATTTTATGGATTAGATTTTATTGAAAACGCAGACACTTGTTACATTGTTGAAGGAGAAATCGATGCCTTAACTTTATATCAATGCGGCAAACACAACGTGTGTTCTGTGCCAAATGGCGCATCAAAAGGCAATACAAAGCTTGAGTATTTAGACAATTGCTATAAGTATTTTGAAAACAAAAAAACAATTATTTTATGTACTGATAACGATGAGGCTGGCTTATCGTTGAGAAACGAGCTGGCAAGGCGATTTGGAGCTTATAGATGCAAATACATAGATTTTAAGAGCTTTAAAGACGCAAATGATGTATTGGTCCAAAAAGACAAAGATACGCTCTTAGAACTGCTTAAAACGCCTAAAACGTTTCCTTTGGATGGAATTGTCAATATAAATGACATTTGGGATGACGTTTTAAATTATAATCAAAAAGGCATCAAAACATTTGATATTGGCTTTGAATGTAATGATTTATTCAATTTGTCTTTGTCACAATGGTCTGTTTTGACTGGCATACCGAATCATGGTAAATCAGACTTTCTAGACCAGCTGATGTGTAATGTAGCTGTAAACCATAATTTTCGTTGCGCAATATTTGCGCCTGAGTCGTTTCCGTATGAAGGACATATTAAAAGGATAGCTAATAAATTAAACAATCAAAATTGTGACAATGATATGTTGAATCAAACAAAAGATTTTATTATGGAGCATTTTTACTGGGTTAAAATAAATTTAAAAAATTTATCACTTGAATCAATACTAAAAGAATTCAGACAGCTGGTTTTTCAACGTGGCATAAATATATGTGCAATAGACCCTTGGAATATGCTTGACCATACAACACAAAGAGACTTTGGATACATTGGACATAAATTATCTTTACTGACACAGTTTGTTCAACAAACTAATACACATCTTTTTCTTGTTGCGCATCCTAAAAAAATCGAATCAGAAAATGGTCAATTCCAAAAGGTTGATTTGTACAAAATATCAGGTTCAGCTGATTTCTTTAACAAAACATTCAACGGCCTAGTCTGTGAGCGTGTTATTGGCGAAAAAACAGAATATGGCTCAGACCTTGTTAAAATACATATTCAAAAGGTTAAGAGAAAAGAAAACGGACAGCTAGGCACATTCACTATTGCACCAGATTTTAATTCAGGTGGCGTTTATAAAACTGTCGTACAAAAACCAATAATACCTATTATTAAGAATAAAATACCTTTTTAATGGACATTGAACAAAAAGCACAATCCTGGTGTTTAAAGAATCGAGTTAAAATCTATATAGTACCAATCAGGAACACACGTAAATGTAAAATCGAGGTTTGGGATAATGGCAAAACTTTTTTATCACCTGATATTTACAAAAACCAATCAATTGCATCCAGCAAAATATGGGAATTATATGTTCATATTTATAATCAAAATAAAAAAAATTAAAAGTTTTTTTTAAAAAAGGCTTGTATATTAAAAAAATTTTTTAATTTAGTGGCTCATTTAACAATTATAATTATGAATTTAAAACAAATCAAATCCAAAACAAGAAATCAACTTGATAAATTATTACCTACTATTGGTCAACCTCAAAGAACACTTATAGATGAAACATTATGTGGACACACATCGTTTAAAAGCAAAGAAGATATGATATTTTTTATTGCTGACGCTTGTGAAGATTTTGACATACTTTGTCCAATACAAGACCAAAAATTATACAATATGAGAAAGTGGACAAAATATAATTTAATGTATTATGTAGCGTCAATCAAATATGTGCTTTCAAAGCCATCTCATGTTAGACCAATGATTGAAAAAAGGTTGTTTGGTTAAAATCGCTGATGAGCCTGTGAAACTCAGGCGAAACACCTTTTACGAGGTGTCCGATTATAAAAACTATAAAATTATGAAAACTTTAATACAAAAAATTAATCAAAGAAAAAATCAAATAGAAATTTTAGAAAAATCTAAAAAATCAACACTTGCAGAGCTGCATAAAAATAGCGCTGGCGTTGGTCTTAATCTACATTGTCAAATGGTAGAGAATATTACTAATGACTTAATGAATCATGCATTTTTATCAAATGTTGATGTTATATTTATAAGTGACAGACACCATCAATATAATTTAGCCGTAGCAGATGCTTTTTATAAAATACTTGAAAATCAAATTTCTGAAATAGGCCCTGATTTTCCAGCAATTGAAAGCTCAGAATATTTTACTGACTACATAGGTCTTAATCAATTATTTATTAGCATATCTTTTGACCATTATGTTGTTAATGATTGGGGTGTGAAATTGTCTCTTAGAATGGGCAGCACATATAATAATGAATCAATGATGACGAATGATTCTTATGAAGCATATAAAAGTAATGAGGAATTTTTAACTGAAGGTCATAATCCTGTACAGTTTGATAAACTAGTTAAGGATGTTAATACATTACAAGAATTTAACATTGTTAAAAAGGATATTATTATAGACATTTTAGATACTTGTAAAGATTTAGGTCATGAGCAAAGAGATAACGATTCACTATACAAAAGCACGAATAATACTTTTGACAAGGCAATAAATAATCTTAATACTGAAATAGATAACTTAATAGATGACTATTTAACAAGCATGGTCGGTCAATCA